GGCGGCTTTGCGCGCCCGGCATTGGTAGTGGGGAAATTGCAAAAGGGTGCAACAAATTTCTCTTTGTTGCGCAACATGAAGCGGAAAATCGGTATCGGGAGCGTGGGGTAAATGCCACGGCTCAGCATAACCGATATCGCGAAACACGCCGGAGTGAACAAGTCTACCGTGTCGCGCCAGGTGGCCGCTTATGGGCTGCGAGGGGCTGACGGAAAGGTTGATTTGGATTCGTACCTTGCGCTTCGCGAATCGGGTCTTGACCCGCTGTTGCAAACCACGGGGCGAGCCGCGCAGGCCGTTGGCGATGCCGAATCCGGTCTGGCGGCGGAGCGGCTTCGCAAGATGGCCGCGGATGCCCAGCTTGCGGAATTGGAGCTTGGGCGTCAGCAAGGCAAGTTACTCGAAGCGGCTCGAGTAGAAGCCGAGCAAGAAGACATGGCCCGTAAGCTGCGCGATCGGCTGCTGCAGATCCCGCAGGAAGTGGCGGCGGATTGTGCCAGGCTTGGTGATGAAATTGCCATCCAGGCCACCATCACGCAGGCCCTGCGCAGGGCGCTAGATGGGCTGGCAAATGAATTGAGTGCGGCAGATGTTCCAAGCGCTGCCTGATCCCGGCCCGGTGCTTCGCCGGGCTTGGGCGCGGGGCTTGGCTTCTCCGCCCGAACGGCTGGTTTCGGCCTGGGCTGATGCGGAACGCGTGCTGGGCCCGGAAGAAGGGCCTTTCCCGGGCCGCTGGCGTACTGACCGCGTGCCTTATCTGCGCGATGTGATGGATGCCCTAAGCCTAGCGCATCCGGCGCGGCGCGTGACGCTGATGGCCAGCGCGCAGGTCGGCAAGACAATGGCGCTGCTGAACCTGGCGGGGCAGATTATCGCCGAAACACCGGCAACCGTTCTTTGGGTTTTGCCAAGCCTGGACGAAGCAACGAAGTTCAACCGCGACAAGCTGGAACCGCTGCTGGCGAATAGCCCCGTGGTATCGGCCAAGGTCCGGGCGCTGGTATCCCGGGACGAAACGGGCAGCACCACCAGGCGCAAGGTATTCGCCGGCGGCAACATAGACATTACCGGGGCCAATTCATCTAAGGGCCTGCAGATGGTCACCAAGCGGGTGATCCTGCTGGATGAAGTCTCAGAATTTCCGATGGATGTGGATGGCCGGGGTGATCCAGTCGCGATGGCCGAAGCCCGCTCCATTGCCTGGACAGGCCGGGAGAAAATCGCCGCGGCATCTACGCCCGGCATCAAAGGCCAATGCCGCATTTCGGCGCGGTATGAAGATGGAAGCCAAGGCCGCTTTCACGTGGCCTGCCCTGAATGCGGCACGAAGCAGCCGCTGGTTTTTGAAAATTTGCGCTGGCCAAAAGGTGAACCAAGCGCCGCGCTGTATCATTGCTCGGGTTGCGGTGCGGGGATCGAGCATCGCGCCAAGGCTGGCATGCTGGCTGCTGGCGAATGGGTGCATGAACGGCCCGAACTTTTGGTGCATCACGCAAGCTTCGCGTTGAATGCGCTGTATTCGCCTTTCGTGTCTTGGGCCTGGGTCGCAGAACAGCGCGAACGCAGCCAGGATGATCCGCTGCTGGATAAGGTTTTCACCCAGCAGGTGTTGGGCTTGCCTTATGAGCCGCGTTACGATTTGCCGAGCCACGAATTGTTGTGGCGCCGGCGCGAAGCCTACCCGCCGCGGCGCATCCCGCCCGGCGTGCTGTTCCTGACCGGCGCGGTTGACGTGCAGGGGGATCGGCTGGAATGGGGCGTTTATGGCTGGGATAGGCACCTGTCTTCCTGGTGGGTTGATGGTGGCATTCTGGAAGGTGACCCGGCGCTTGATCCGGTGTGGCTTGCCTTGGATGAAGTGGTTGGCAAAACCTACCGCGATGCCTGGAACCGTGAATGGGCACCGATTTGTTACGGCATTGACTCGGGCTATTTGCCGCAGCGGGTTTATTCCTACGCCCGCCGGCACGCCGCCCGGCGCGATCCGCGCATCATGGCGCTGGATGGCCGGGCGAAGTGGGGTGAACCGCCGCTCGGCATGCCGAAGCCGCAAGATGTTGACTATAACGGCAAAAAAATCGGATCGGTCATGTTGTGGCCGGTTGGTACCTGGGATCTGAAGACGGAAGTTGCGGCAGCGCTGAGGCTCACGGAAATGGGGCCTGACGCTACCGGCGCCTGGCCGAAGGGCGCGGCGCATTTTCCGCAAGCCCTGGATATGGGCTTTTTCGAACAGATCACCGCCGAAGCATGTGTGGAAATTGGCAACCGTGCGGGCTTCACCAGGCGCGAGTGGCGCAAGGTGCGGCCCCGGAACGAACAGTGGGATATCGCCGTTTATGCCCGCGCCTTGGCCCGGCATGAAACCGCGAACCTGACTGACGCGCATTGGGAAAAGCTGATCGCTGAGCGCGTGGGCAGGCCCGAAGATGCGCAAGCCGATATGGCCGCCCTTTGGCAGCCCGATTTGAAGACCTTGGCCGCTGTTGAACCAGCGCCGCCACCACAACCAAAACCCGCCGCGCCCCCCCGAAGCGGCGGCTGGTTTGAACGCCGATCAGACTGGATTTGAAAGGTATCATCATGGCGACGCAGGCCGATATAGACGCGCTGACCGCCGCCATGGCGCAGAACGGCGCGGTGATGGAAGTGCGCTTTTCCGATGGCCGAACAGTGAAATATCGCAGCATCACGGAAATGAGCCAAGCCATCGCCGCGCTACGCCGTGAACTTTCCGTGCCGATGAACCGCACCACGCTTTCAGCTTTTGTGAGGGACTGAACCGCCATGTGGTTTGACCGCCTGCTTGCCAATCTTGCGCCGGAAGCCGCGCTGCGCCGTGCGCGCGCGCGCCTGGCGCTGCAGGGCATCCAGGCGGCCTATGATGGTGCGCGGCGGTCCCGCCGCATGGGGCGGCTTTCTAGCGCAAACGGCCCGCGCGCCGAAGTGCAGGAAGGCTTGAAGACGCTGCGCGATAGGTCACGCGACCTGGTGCGCAACAATGCCTGGGCGGCATCGGCGCTGGATACGCTAATTGGCTATCAGATCGGCACCGGCATTACGCCGCGGTCAGCTGTGCCCATGGCTACGCGCGACGAACGCGACCAGATCAATGCGGTGAATGCGGCGGTGGATGCAGCGTTTGAAGCATGGGCCGCGCGGTGCGACATCACTGGGCAGATGGATTTTTATGGGCTGCAAGCGCAGGCGGCCCGCACGCGCGCTGAAGCGGGTGAAGTGCTGATCCAGCTTATTCGCCTGACGCCCGCCGAACAGCGCCGGCGCGGCTTGAACGTGCCGTTGGCGCTGCAGGTGCTGGAACCTGATCTGCTTGATGAAACCTACAATGAAGAACGGCGCCGGCCGGAAGACAATCTGATTGCCAATGGCGTGGAGTATAACGCCATGGGCACGCCGGTGGCTTATTGGCTGTTTGATCGGCACCCTGGCGAAGCCGCCACCTTCGGGCGCGGTACCATGCTGCGCCGCCGTGTGCCGGCTTCCGACATTATCCACCTGTTCAAGGCGCAGCGCCCCGGCCAGGTGCGCGGTGTGCCAGTGGCGGCGCCGGTCATCACGCGCCTGATGGCGCTGGATGAATTGGAAGATGCGGCGCTGCAGCAAGCCAAGGTGCAAGCCTGCCTGGCGGCTTTCATCACCAGTGACGCCGCGCCTGGCCGTGGCCCGCTGGAAGGGACTGATTCCGAAACCGGCGATGCGCTGAAAACCTTCTCCCCCGGCATGATTGAACGGCTGCTGCCTGGTGAAGATATTTCCTTCGCTACGCCATCCGGCACCGGCGGCTTCAATGAATTGGCGAAGCACCAGTTGCACGCCATCGCGGCCGCCTATGGCCTGACCTATGACTTGCTCACGGGTGATCTTTCCGGCGCCAACTATTCATCGCTCCGCGCCGGGCGCCTGGCCTTCAAGCGCCAGCTTGAGCAAGACCAGTGGCATTTGCTGATCCCGGGGATGTGCGAACCGATCTGGCGCGCCTGGGTGGCATCCGCGCTTGGTGCTGGTGTGTTGTCGCCGGCGCCGCACGCCTACCCGGTGGCCTGGGGCCCGCCTGTGTTTGAATTTGTGGACCCGATGAAGGATGCGTTGGCGACCAAAGCCATGATCCGCATGGGCCTGAAGACCTGGCGCCAGGCGGTGACGGAACAGGGCTATGACCCCACCACCATCGCGCAGCAGATCGCCGATGATAACGCCCTGCATGATGATTTGGGCTTGATCCTGGATGCTGACCCGCGCCGCGCCAATGCTTCCGGCGGCGCGCAGGATGCGGCGGTGAATTCCGCCATTGAAATCGCCGCCACGGGGCTTGCGGCCACAAACGCTTAAAGGGGGCTTCCATGCCAGTGCAAATGCGCGCTGCGGCCGAACAGGCCGCGGTGCTTTCGCTGTTGGGTGATGTGGGTTGGGATATTACGCCCGCTGGTGTGGCGGCGGAAATGAAAAATCTTTCCGCCAATCAGCCGCTGACCATTTCAATCAATTCCTATGGCGGGGATGCTTTGGCGGGCATTGCCATCCACAACATGCTGGCGCGCCATGCCGGGCCGAAGACCGTGATTGTGGAAGGGATCGCCGCATCAGCGGCCAGCCTTATTGCCATGGCGGGCGACCGGATTGTGATGCCGGGCAATGCCTTCCTGATGATCCATGAAGCCTGGGGCGGCGCGCTGGGCGATGCGGAAAGCATGCGCCAGCAGGCCGATGTGCTGGACCAGATCAGTGCCGCCTATCGCCGCACCTATGCAGCCAAATCCGGCAAGAATGAAGAAACTGTGGCCGCGCTTATGCGCGCCGAAACCTGGTTTGATGCGACTATGGCCGTGGCGGAAGGCTTCGCCAGTGAAACGGCTGAACCCGCAGAAATTCGCGCCTTTGCGGCGCTGGACCCCAATCGTTACGCCGCCGCGCCCGCAGCCTTTTGTGGGCTGGTGCGCGCGGCGCGCGATGCGGTGCCCGTAGCGGCGCCGGAAGTTCAAAACCCGCCAGCAATCCCGCTGGCACAAGCCAAGGAGATCGGGATGACCGATATCATTGCCCAGGCCGGCGGGAATTCCCCGGCCCAATCTGCTGTCCCGGTTGCCCCGGCGGCGGCTTCCATTGCTGACGTGCGCGGCATTGCCGAACGCAACGGCCTGCCGGCCGAATTCGCGCTGACGCAAATTGAACGCGGCGCCACGCGCGAAGCCGCGCTTGAAGCCGCGCTTGAAGCGGTGGCGGCGCGCAGCCCCGCCCCGATCATGCCGAATTCTTCCGTGGTCAGCGTGATCCGTGATGAACGCGACACGCTGCGCGCCCGCTGGACCGGTGCGCTTTCTGCGCAGCTTTCCAACCAGGCGCCGCCGGCGGAAAGCCGCGAATTCGCCAATATGGGTTTCCATGGCCTTATGCGTGAAATCGCGGTGGCTAATGGTGTGAAGGACGTGCATCGCATGTCCGGTGCCGATCTGGCGGAAATGGTTTTGTCTGGGCGGATCAACGCGCAGCATTCCACCAGCGACTTCCCGCTTATTTTGGTGAATTCCGCGAACAAATCCGTGCAGGGCCTGTTCGGCCAATACCCGAACACATGGTCTTCTTGGACGCGTGAAGTTGATGTGGCGGATTTCAAAACCATCACTTCTGCCTTCGCTGGCCAATTCCCGGAAGTGGCTGCCATCGCTGAAGGGGCGCCCTATACCTATGGCAGCATAGCCGAAGAAGGCCAGACTTACGCGGTGCAGGAACGTGGCCGCCTGGTGGCGCTGACGCGCCAGGCGCTGGTGAATGACGACACGCGCGCCTTCCAGGATGTGCTTTCGGGCGCGGCCCTGGCTGGCTACACGGCGCTGCGCCGCGTGGTGTTCGGCATCCTGACCGCCAATGCCAATTGGCCGGCGGGTGGCGCCACGGCGCTGTTCGCGGCTGGTCGCAATAACCTGGGCACGGCGGGCAACCTGGCCGCCGGCACCTTCGCTGAACTGCGCGCGCTGCTGACCAAGCAGACCAGCCCAGCCCGCGCGGGTGAAAGCGCAGCGCCGCTGCCGCCGCCTTCTTCCATGGTGCTGCTGGTTGGCCCGGATGAAGAAGACACGGCGCTTGAACTGTTGGGCAACCGCATTGTGCCGACTGCGACCGGCGCGGTGCTGCCTGATGCCTATCGTTCCAGCACTTCGCTGGTGATGGAACCCTTCCTGGATACCGGGAATGATCCCTACTACCTGTGCCGTGGCGACATCCGCGGCGTGGAGATTGCGTATCTGCAAGGCCAGCGCGCGCCCACCATCACCAGCGCCGAAGACATCCGCTACAGCGGCATGACCTTCCGCGTGGTGTTCGATTTCGGCGCGGCGGCGGTACAGCCGCGCGCCATGGCCGCGAACCTGGGCTGATCTGATGCGGGTGGCTGAAAGGCCACCCGCTTTCCCATCCATTCAATTTCCTGAAAGGGTTTTCCCATGGCTGTCAATAAAGTGAGTGATTTCGATGTGATCACCGTGACCGCTCCGGCTGCAGTGGCTTCCGGTGCTGGCGTTCTGGTTGGTTTGATGTTTGGTGTGGCGGTGCATGCCGCTGCATCTGGCGCAAATGTCGCCATCATGACGGAAGGCGTGTTCCGCTTGCCGAAGGCGACGGGTGTTGCCATCAATGAAGGCGTGCGGGTGTTCTGGGACAATACGGCTGGCAATGTCACCACCACGGCCGCCAGCAACAACTGCATCGGCTTTGCCATTGGCCCGGGCAATTATGCTTCCGGCGCTACGGAAATTTCGGTGCTTTTGGGCCGCCCGAACGCGACTGCGGCGTAAGGTTGAACTGGGGCGGGGTAACCCGCCCTGGGTTTTCTTATGGCAAATGCCTTTGCCGATGCAACCGCTGTGCTGCATGCGGACCTAAACCTTTCGGAACCGGCCACCTATTACGCCGGCGGCGCCGGGCCCGGCCAGGCGCTGCGCGTCATCCGCTCAGCGCCTATCGCGCCAGCCTTTGGTCCGGCTGGTGGCATGGGTAGCCTGCAGCCCGCCTGCGTGGTGGATATGCTGATCGCCGATGTGCCGACGCAGCCTTCGCCTGGCGACCTGTTGCTGATGGGCAGCGAAACCTTCCGCGTTGAATCGGCGGAACGTGACGATCTGCGCCTGACCTGGCGCCTGATTCTGGCGGAAGAAGCCTGATGCCAACCCCCATTCGTGAAGCCGTGCTGGCCGCCGTAGCCGTGCGGCTGAAGGCGCAGCTTTCCGGCGTGACCGTGCTGCGCGCCCATCGCGCGCCCCTGGACCCGCGCCAATGCCCCGCCGTGATTATTACCGGCAGCAGTATGGATGCCGATGAAGATATGTCCTTCGGTGAAACCCAATGGCGCATTGGCTTTACCGTGGCGGGCTACATCACGGCCGGAAATGACCTGGCGGCGGAACAGGCGCTTTCCGCGCTGCATGCGCGCCTGGTGGCCGCGCTGCAGGATTATGATCTGGGCCCGGCCACCATCCAGCCCAACCTGACCGGCGCGGAATTTGAACTGTACAGCACGGAAGAATCCGCAGCCCCCGCCGGTGAATTCAACGCGAGTTTTGAAGCCGTGGCGATGACGCCAGCAGGCAGCCCATACGCTCCGTAAGCTTGAAAGGATAAAGCATGAGCACGAATCTGGTGCGGCTGCGCAATGCTGCCGTGGCGGTTAAAATTGAAGTCACGCCTGGCACTGATGCCATTGCTGGCACGCCCGCCAATGTGGATTGGATTGGCGCTGACTGCCAAGTGCAGTTTGACCAATCCGCCGTGCCCAATAGCGAAATGACCGGCAGCTTGGACCGCGCGCCGGCCATTGTGGGCGGCCTGCGCCCGCGGCTTCGGCTGACCATGCCGCTGCGCGGTTCCGGTACGGCTGGCACCGCGCCGGAATGGGGGCGCTTGATGCAATGCGCCACCATGCAGGAAACACTGACTGCCGCCGCCGTGCCCGCCGCCCCCTTGGCGCTGACCGCTGGTGGCGCTTCGGCCGTGACGCTTGGCGCCACTTTTGGTACTACAGCGCAGCAATATCGCGGCATGCCATTGGCGCTGGGCGCCATCACCAGCGACCAGCCCGCGCTCAGCGCCATTTCAGATTACACCACGGGCCGCGTGGCCACGCTGATCCATACCGTCAGCACCAGCTTCACCACCACGCAAACCGCGCAGATCCCAATCAATCAGCGCTACAGCCCCACCAGTGATGAAACGGTGTTCAAGACCTGCACCATCTACTTCTTCGCGGACGGCATGCGCTGGCGCTTCACGGGCTGCCTTGGCACGTGGTCCCTGGACCTTACCACGGGCGGCATCGGGCAGCTTTCCTTTGACCTGGTGGGCACGTTCCTGGATTACAGCGCAACCGCGCTGCCCACAGGCTGGAACACGGTTATTCGCCCAACCGCGCCGCGCTTTGTGGCCGGCGCCTGCCGCATGAATGGCGCCATCGCCCGTGTGCGCGCGCTTTCGGTGCAGGCTGGTGTGGCCACGGTGCTGCCGGAAAACCCGGAAGCAACCGAAGGCTATGACCCCGCCGTGCCGGTGGAACGTGATGTGTCTGGCAGCCTTGACCCGCTGATGGATACCACGGTTTCGGTCAGCCGCTTCAACAACTTCCGCAACGGCACCAACATGATCCTTGGTGCCATCCTGGGCAGCACGCCGGGCAATCGCTTTGCCATTGTGCTGCCTTCCATCCGCGCAACCGCCATGAACCCTGGGGATCGCGGTTCCTTGGGTGTGGATAGCATCGGCTTTCAGGCCGATGGCGCGGATAGCCCGGCCTTCCTGACTGCCTTCTAAAACCGGTTCCGCCCGACAGCGGAACAAGGCCGCGCGCGCTGCGCTTTCTGCCGGCGCGGCGTGCGTTGCATCGGCGCAGGGGTGTCGGCCCCTGCGCCACCCCACACCCCTCCGACAAGGGATTCCCATGAAAACCGAAGAACCTGTTTTGTCCCGGCGATCCGCGCGAAAGGTGGATGGCAAGCGCGGCATTTATGAAGTGGCGCCGCTGACCATCCGTGAACGCGCGGCCTACCGCGCTGATATGGCGCGCGAAGGCTGCCGCCTGCCCATGCGGGCAGAATTGCTGGAAGGCCTGGCCAGCGCCATGAAGGAATTGGCGCCAGACAATCTGGCTGATCTGCTGGCCGTGATTGCCCGCGCTGAAGCGGCGCTGGCCGATGGCGCGGACCCGATGGCGAAGGCAGATGAAGATGCGCTGCGCGTGATGGAATCCGCGGCACGTGCCGTTCCTTCCTATGCCGCCATGTTGGCGGATCAGGTGCGCTGGTTTTCCATGATGCCATTGGTCACAGCCCGCCACGCCTTGCGCGGCTGGAATTCTGATTTGCTGCCCGCCTTCAGGCGGGAACGCGGCCTGGTGCCGGATGAATTGCTGGAAGAATGCGGCGAAGAAGATCTTTCGGTGATTGCCGCGGCCGCGATTGACCTGATGCAGGTTTCCAAGGCGCAGGAAAAAAACTGAAAGGCGCCCTTGCCGCACTGCACGGCATTGGCGCTGGTGAAGGCCGATACGCTTCCGATGGGGGCGCGTTTCTGATCGGCGATGAAGAAGTGCAGGAAAACCCGCGCATCACCACGCCGCGGCCATTCATTGAATTTGTGCAGCTTTGGTTTGCCTGCCGCGCCGGCATGGGTGGCTACAGCACCTGGCCGGATGCAGGCGGCGTGGCGGACCAGGCGGCCTGGGTTTTCGATGCCTTCCGCACGCTGGGCGGCATTGAAGCGGAACTGGACGCGGCGAAGAAACGGCGAAGGGGTGGTGAATGAGAATCCTGGCGAAAGCTGACAAGCTGATTTCCCATGAAATCAAGCAGCGCCAGGAAATTTTGGCGTCCGGCTTGCGGGATGGCATCCATCGCACGGGTGAAGTGCTGCAATCTGAACTGCGAAGCCAGGTGCGCCGCGCTAATTTGGGGGAAGGGCTGGAAAAGGCCTGGCGTTTGGACAAATTCCCCAAGCGCCGATCGAAGACCAATCTGGACCCGGCGGCGGTGGTGTATTCCAAAAGCACCATTCTGCACCGCGCCTTCGATGAAAGCCGGAACATCCGCGCCAGCCGCGCGCAATATCTGGCCATTGCCTTGCCGGCTGCCATTCATCTTGGTCTTGGGTATTCCAGTAAAAGCCGCAAGGGTAGCAGTGTGCCGGCTGGGCAGCGGCGCAAGGTTTCAGAAATTGATGTGGCGGCCAAAAAGCTGCGCGCCGTGGTGGTTTCCGCCACGCAGGGTAAGCGCGGGCCGCGCATTACTAAGGCCAAGCCCAAAGGCCGTAATGCGCCGCTGCAGGGCCGCCGCATTGTCATTATGAAGGCCAAGAAGGGCGATGGCCTGACGGCGGTTTTCTACGCGCCAGACATGAAAAAGGGCCTGCCGCTTTTTGCCCTGCGCCGCCAGGTGGCGGGGCGGAAACTATTGGATATTGCGGGCCCCGCTGAAGCGGCCAAGCAAGCCGTAAAGCGTGAAGTGAACGCAGCAATAGCAGGAAGATTGGCATGAGCGGTTCGGCAGATCAGCGCCTTTCCATCCGGCTTTCCTTTGAAGGCGCGCAGGAAGCGCGCGCGCAACTGGAACAGCTTGGCCAGGCGGGTGATGCCGCCATGCGCAAGTTGGAAACTGGTGGGCAGACTGCCAGCCGGGGTGTGGCTTTGGTGGCCGATGCTGGTAATGCGCTGCGCGCTGGCTTGTCACAGATGAATGGCGACCTGGCAGTGACAGGCCGACAATTTGAAGCGCTGGCTAATTCAACCCTGGCCTTGGCTACATCTATCCGCGGGGGCGTGGGATTGGTCGGCGCCATTGGCTTGGTGGCCGCGGCGGCGACAGCGGCTTATCAGATTTTCAAAAATTGGGATTCTATCAGCGGAAAATTTGCATCCGCCATTGATAGCCTGACAGGTCGATATCGCGACAACGCGACTGAGCTTGGCAAGGTCAATGAAGTTCTGCAGGAATTCACGCGCCTTTCGCAAAGCGCGGCAGAAACCGGCATCCGCGCTCAAATCCGCACGCTGGAAGCCCTGGCTACGGCGGGGCAAGCATCGCGCCAGGCGCTGAGCGGTGAAATTACCAGCATTCAAGGTGAAATTGATCGCCGTACTGGCCTGACGGAATCGCGGCTGAATGCCGCGCGGCGCGGGCCAGGTGGTGCGGCGCTTTCGGAAGAAAGCGAACGCATCCTGCAACTGGAAATTGAGCGTACGCGGGAAAGATCGGCCAATAATCCTGAAATTCTGCGCCTGCAGGCGGAAATCGCGCAACGCCGCGGCGCCATTGGTGATCTTGATGCGCGGTTGCGCTTTCTGCAGGGGCAAATCGGCGCTTTAAATGAAGCTACGGGTTCCGTGCTTAACACCCCGCCTGGCGAAGGTGGGGGTGGCCGCGGCAACAACCGCGCCACGCGCGCCGAAATCAACGAAGCCGAACGCGAATATCAGCGCCTGGTGCAATCCGGCATTTCTCTGGCCGGCAATGCCGCCACGGAACAGCAGCGCTACGCGGAACAGGTGATCGCGCTTGATGCCGCTTTGGGCGCTGCGCGCATCACCCAGGAACAATATAACCGCGCCGTGGCCGCGCTGGACCCCGCCGCCCGCGCCGCGCGTGAAGCGCAGGAACAGGCCGCGCGCCAGGCGGAACAATTCGCCCGCCGGTCCCGTGATGCCCTGGCGCAGATCGGTGAAAACGCGCTGGACCGGATTGGTACCGGCCTGGTGAACGCGTTTACCCTTGGTGGCAAAGCGGCATTGGACTTCCAAAGCCTGATGAAAGGCGTGATTGCCAGCATCGCGGCGGATTTGCTCAAGCTGGCGGTGGTGACGCCCATCACCAATTTTATTTTTGGCACCAGCCGCCCCACGATTTACGGTGCTTTTCAGCCAGGCGGTGTGCCGGGTGCTTCGGCTGGCGGCGGTATCAATCCAGGCCAAGTCTTGCAGGCAGGCCAAGCCATATCGAGCGCGGGCAGCGGCGGCGGCGGTTTTATGGATGCCTTGGGCCTTGGCGCTATCGGGGCGGGTATGGCCGGGCTTCTGGCCACGCCATTGTTCACCACGGCGGCCGTCGCCCCTGCTGGCGCGCTTACTGCCGCGCAAATGGCCAATCCGGCATTTGCTGCTGAAGCAATGGCCGCAGGCGCGGCAACGGCGCCGGGCACCACATTAACGCTCGGCGGCGCGCTTGGCGGCGCGGCTGCTGGTATTGGGCTTGGCACCCTGGCGGGCATGGGCACTGGCGCCATTCGCGGCACAGAAAACCCCATGATGGGTAGCTTGATGGGTGCGGGCCTTGGTGTAGGTGCAGGCTTTGCCGCTTCAGCCCTTGGCTTGTCGCTTTTGGGTCTTGGTCCGGTTGGCATGATGATCGCCGCTGGCGTTATGGGCGGCGCTGCTGGTGGCTTGTTTGGCCCAACCAAAAAAGGCAACGCATCCCGCGCGGGTGGCGATGTGTTCCTGGGAGTGGATGCCAATGGCCAACTTACCATCACCGGGGCGCGCGGTAAGCGCTGGGATCAGGGCGGCGCTACGGCGGCGGTGCAGGAACAGCTTAATGCCATCAACGCGCAAACCAGCGCGCGCGGCCTGACCTTCGCAGGGCCTGGGCAAGCGGCGGTTGGCTTTGGCCAGGCTTCCGGTTCGCCGCGCGAGTTGTCCTTGACCGCACTGGTTGGCCAGCTTCGCAGCGAAAACGCCAACCAGATGCGCGCCTTCGGCACTTTGGCCGGGCGCGGTGCGGGGCTTGAGGAAGCGCTTTCGGCGGCTGATTTCGTGGTGCAGATTTTCGAGCCGCTGG